CTGCGATGGTTCATCTTTGAAATACTTGAAGCATCACTGAAAGGTAATACGCCGATTACGCAGCCATATCCACCTTCCGTATCAGACCATAAATCTGAATTAACAATAGTTGAACTATACCCGAGAGTTCGTTGTACTTTTAGTTTCATCTTGGACGATAGTCTATCAGCGATGAAATTTAACAATGGGTATCTCGTAAATGGCGAGAGTTTCTTATTAGCACAGTAATGTCCGTTGATTACTACTACACCACAGCATGTCTTGGGTTGAATATTCCGAAGCTTTATACACATCGTTGTGTTAATTTCACCACAAACATGATCATTCCGGGTATATGATGCCCTAATCATGTATGGTTTAGGTGAAATTGCTAACTCAGCGTAAGCCTCGATTTCCAACTCAGAGACACAATTGCATAGATAGTCTTCAGTTGCATAACTGTGAAAACCTAATTCATCTAGTCTTTCTTGCACTGACGAATACATCTTGCTGTCATCTCTATTTTTAATAATCTCAGATGTATACCCGTGCCATGTTCCTCTTATTCCAAATATTGGGCTCCCGTTTACTCCCATTTCGCCATTAAGTATTCTCTTACATTTAATTAAACTAAGCCCTGTCTGCCTTGCCATTGATTTGCAGAGTAACCATCCTAGTTTGTAAACTTGTGATCTGTTAGCCATGGTAATTGCCCTTACTTGCCAATTAACCATTGCTTCTTCTGGTGTGTCAAACTTTGATGTCTCCCAATTCCCTGCAACAGCTTTACCAATTGAACGACACATATATCCAATTGAGTATTCTTTTGTAATACAAATTCTTAAGAATTCAGCAGAAATCTCACCTATGCTTTGTTTCATTGGATTCATCTTGATATTGTATGACTCAGTTGAGCGTAACAATGGTTCAATACGTGCATATGAGTCTAATTTTGCTATTACGTCGTCGCCTGTGTGCTTTGACCATATAGACTCGATTAACTCCGGTTGTGCCATATGAAGGTATGCAAAATTCAACACACTGTTGATGAATGTAGTACCTCTGTGACCAGACATCAAACTGTATTTCGCATAACCTAGTGGTTTACCATCACAATGCAATAACATTCTATCAAAACTGTTGACACATTTTGCACCCATGTACTCATCATATCCAATATGTTTAATGAGTTCATCAATTACTATCTTTTGGGCTTGTAATGAATGTTGTTGATCGAATGCGTCATAGTCCAACATCAAATTCACTGATCCAGGTGAGTCTCTGATGTCACCGCATGTACCTGTAACGCCTAATCGACCAGGGTCTAAAAGGATCCTTTTATTTCGCCAACAATTTTCAACTGGTGATAATAGGTGGTGGAACGCAGTATAAGATACTGTGTCACATGCCATTATAACTCTCCCTGGCTTGCCGACTTCTGGTTTAATTGATCCACTTACG